GTAACCGATAGGATCGGTTTCCTTCAGATAGTCCAGATTCTCAGTTTCCGGCTGCTGGTTAAGCATCTGCTCAATTACCTGCAACCGTTCCGCATATTGGTCGCGGAGATACCTAGCTTCCTCGATACGCTGGCGTTCGGCCTCAACAACCTTGCGTTCTTCAGCTACAGCTTGCGATTTCTTCGTATAGTCTGTGCCAAGTTGATAAGATTTGATAAGCTCATCAAGGGTTACCTCACGTTCCTCACCAGCGGCTTTCACCCTGTATTTCGGAGGCTCCTCTTGCTCATCCTCACCTTCATCTTGTTCTACCTCTGATTCTTCCTGAACTTCGGCTTCCTCAGATTCGGCCTCGCTATCGTTGGACTCGGACTGTGGTTCCGGTTGTTCCTGCTCGGAGCCTTCCTCACTGCCCATCAATCCCAAGATAGCGTTAGCTGCACCACCTACGTCTAACTGTGTATTCCCTTCCGGGGTCATACTTCCAGTATCGCTCATATATTGTTTCCTAAATTATATCGGGAACTGCCCGACTCAGTTACAAAATTTTCAGCCGCTTTTCGTCTATCAGCTTCTGTGCCGATAGCCCTTCAAGGTAGGCCTCAATCTTCTCTAATGCCCTTAGCTGGTGGTAAGCATCTTCTCTTACGTTAGCCTCGCTAGCAGCACTCATCGCAAACCTGCTTAGTTCTACTGATCGGAGTTCTTCCATCATTGCCTGAAAGCCCTCATCCCTCAGTAAATGTTCAGCCCATTGGCATCTGTCCATTCGTTCTACCCGTTAGATTGCCTAGCTCTTTAATCGCCTTCAGGACAATATCAGCCTGTTTGTTACGGCTGTCCTCATCAGCAATGTCCATCGCCAAGATAGCCTGAAGTTGTTTAACAGCCAACTCAGCCTCTTTGATACGCATCTCAGAAGCACTACGCTCCTGCTGCATAGATAATTCCATACCCTTACGAGTGAACTCAGCCTCTAGTTGCTCTCTCTGCAAGCCTAGCTTTGCAGCCTCAATCTGAGCTTTAGCCTCGGTCTTTTCTCTCTCTACCTGAGCCAGCATCTGAGCTACTTCAGCCTGAGCATCTGGAGCCGGTGGCTGTGGCTGAGACAATGCGTCATTCAGTTCAGGACTGATCTCGTTAATGAACGCCTTAGCATCCTTGAAACCAGCCGATTCAATCAGTCTTGCTAAGGTATCCCGGTACTGAGCCACAGATACCACAGGATTCGATGCGCCAAACTGAGTCAGAATTTGCTCTTGCTTGGCTAGAATCATCTGCAACATAGCTAGTTTCTGCTCACGATCTCCTGAACCCAGACCGACGTTAATCGCCACATCGTATTGATTCGTCCATGTCCGAGGGTCAAACGTTACAAATCGGCCTCTCATGCGGACAATCTTGGCCTGATCCTGATACTTGCCCAATAGGTGCAAAATACCCTTAAACAGCGACTTTACGCCTGTCTCAGCAAAGATTCGAGCAATCAACTCCAACTTGCCAGAGTTCGACTTCATCATCGCGGCAATAGCCGTAGCCGAGACGTTGTTCATTACGTCAGGATCAAGACCCTGCTGCTGGTCGCTAACACCTGTACGCTTGGCCTGAACGCTATCCATGTACTCAAGCAATGGGAAAGCCTGAGCCGTTACAGCAGGAACCTCTACAGGAGTAATCGCACCAGCCGACTTCATACGGATAATACCGCCCGGAGTTGCATTAAGCGCATCATCCAAGTTGACCTGACCATCGACCACACCCAGACGGGCATTGTTCGTGAGATACAGGTTATCCAACATCTGCCTCGTAACCGTAGACTTGATTAGCTGGATGTCCATCGTCCGGTCTGCTAGAGACTGTCCAAAAAATTTATGCGGGATCGGGATCGGACAAAGGCTATGGAACGGTACTAGATCACATTCCTCGTCATCTAGGATTTCGTTGCCAGCGTAAACAATCTTCCGCAGTTCAGCGATTCCATCACCATTAACGTCAATCTTGATGTAGCACTCGTAGACCTCACAAACCTGCATCGTTGGGTCGAGGCTGATGTTCTCATCCGGCTGCTCACCCTGACTGAATCGAGCAATACGCTCAGTCGTGAACTGGAGATCGTCGTAGCTAGGCAATCCCTCTACGATGTCCTTATCAAAACCCATCGCTATGAGTTCCGAACGAGTCATCAAACGACGATGAGCCACGAACGGGCTATCCTCAATAGTTCTTGCCGATTTGCTAATCAGGAATTCTTCCGGCGGTACGTTCTCAATCTTGACGCAGCCGTACTTCTTAACCTTCTTGACCTTGACGCTGTAGTACGGAATCTGGATAGGCATACCCATCATATCCACACCACCGTCAACCATCTCGACCTTCTGGCTCACTACCTCAATGGCAGGATCAGACAGCAATAGTGCTAGCTCGTCCTCAGTCAGGTTCTTGTAGGACTCTTTATTAACGTCCTCTTGGGCTTCCCAGTACGCCTTGACCACGCCAACCTTCATCATTAGCGCGTCTTTGAACCAGTTATGCAGGATGATTAGACCGTCATTCTCACGGTAAAAGACCCAGTTACAGTAGTCTGTGGCCTGTTTAGCGGACTCCTCATCTTCTGGAGTCTGAGGCTCAAAGGAGACAATATCCTCGGTCTACGACCTTCTACCTCGTTGCCATAGGGATAACGCAGGTAATACTCTAGTGCCTTAGCACGTTGGTCGGTAGTCTCGGTATCGACATAGCCAATCGCATTGTCGATTTCATTCTCAAGAATACTCTTGATCTGCCCTTCATCCATCTTCATAGCAAACCCCTAAGTTTTGCTCATTATACAATCCATTTAGTCGAAATTGGCAATGCTGTCTGCCATGAAGTATCTGTCTCGTCAAGACCAATCGCTAAGTACCTAAACGAGTCTGCAAAGTGTGATGACCAATCGTGGAGAGGCTTCTCGTAGAATATCTGTCTACGCTCATCATGCTCTCGACGGTAGTTCCGTAGCGCATCTAGTCCGTTCTTGGTTCTCGGATTGAACCAGCATCTAGGCAACATACGTCGCACAGCCTGTATCCCGTCGGCAACGCTAAGTCTCGGAGCGACTGTGATGCTAAGTCCAGCTTCCTCCAGCACTTCCTTGCGACTCTTGCCTGTTCCGAGTTCTCTAACCTGTACGTCATGGGGCAGGATTTGGTCAAACTTCCCATAGTCGTTATCCTTCAACCAGCCGACATACCAGTCAAGCCCTACGCCGTGATTCTCTACGCAGTCGATAAGTCGGACTTCCTTCCCTGCCAACTGAGCAATCCATATCGCAGTTGAATCACCCATCCCCAAATCCCAAGCAGCAAAGCTACGGCACAGACCGTCAGTAGGAAAGTCGCTAACACGACCATTGCTCTCAAGATCGTTAATGAGCTTGCCATAGTAAGACCCCTCAACCGCTGCGTTAAAGGAACACTCGAACTCTTGGTTGTACTTGTCTTCACCCATCTCTCGATAGGCAGCTTTAAGCTCGGACTCAGGCAGAACACCTGTCTTACTAGCCTTGAACTCTAGGTACTTCCAGCCTTCCTCAGACTTGGCTCTGTCAGCTAGTTCAGCGAAATGGTTAGCACCTTTAGGAGTGCCAATGAAAGAACACCACCCACCACGGTCGGAAAGAGCAGGTCGGATGATCTCGTTCCAAATTCTCGGATTCTGATCGCCAACTTCGTCGATAACCACGCCATCGAAATACTGACCGCGCAGACTGTCAGGATTATCAGACCCGTAAAGACTAACCCTACGCCCCCAAAAATCAACCCGTAACTCAGCAATGTTGGCAGTTGCATTAAGCGGCCTTGTGTACTCTAGTAGGTAATCCCAAGCGACTCTCTTGGCTTGGCTGTAGGTAGGTGCTATGTAGGCAAACCGTGGGTTAGGCTTGTCGCACTCTATCGCGGCTTTGAACCGATGGCTATCGATAGCTTCGTGTATCTCTAGCTGGAGTTCCCTCGGCTCGTAGCCAATGACTATCTCAGTCACTTAACGTATCCGCAGTTCAGGCACTTGTTGTTCACTAGGAACGCGCTGCATTGTGGGCAATTTACTGGCTTATAGCTCATTTCCGTCCTCCCCATCTCACTATATGTTCTTGGGCTTCCCCATCCTTACCTGTTACCTCTGTCCTAGCTAGCTTGGGTATATGGTACTCAGATAGCTTCTGCATTAGGTCTAGTGCCTTGGCTGGATCAGGCTTTAACCCTAGCACCTCATCTCCCTCAGCTACCCTCTGGAGCCATCTGTCCATGTAAGGCACGTTCTTCTCTAGCAGAGTAGCAATAGCATTACGCACTACCGTAGTACTCTTATTAGGCACTCCTGCGGGTCTTCCCGGCCCTGCTAGGCCTTCACCGATTTTAGGAGTTTCTTTAACCTTATCTGTTTCCATTTTTGCATTACCTCTCAGGTGTCATGCTCTCGCTGCCTAGTAATCCTGCTCCTATTGGTGCTGCCATAAATAGCGGCTGTCCTTTAGAAACTCCTGCCTTCATCTCTGGTGTTATGTCTATGTACCGAACTCTTGCCATTCCGCTATTACTGAACTTACTTCTATCCTCGCCTAGTTGTTCCAGTAAGTCTAAGTCTTCTTGGACTTGTTTGTCTGACTGAGTTCGTATCTTAGTCTCACCTACCCTAGCTCCCCACTTCTTACCGTACTTATCTAAGAACTTCGGGTATATCTCGTCGTAATACTTCTTCATTCCCTCGCCGCCGACTTGTAGATCAAGCCCTGAATAATCAGTCTTTACGCCATCCAACTGGCTTCTTAAGGCATTTATCTCGCTTTCTGGCCTTCCTTCGTAACGAGCAACACTAATCTTATTGCGGATTTCAGCGTCTTTTACGGCATTTTCAGCCATCGTCTTGCCCAAATCCTTGCCTACATAATTTGGCAACTCATCTGGCGTTACAGATCGATTCATCACTAACGCGCCGGACTTATCATATCCATGCAACAC